TTAAACGCTTTTTATACCCACTACCTTGCGTTTGGGGCACCCTTGGGACACAACGTCAGAAAAGCTGCTATTCAGCATTTCCACCTGGTTGCGGTCCATCTCTCCGATCCACTTCGAGTAAATCTCATAAACCATCTTTGCATTCTCGTGGCCCATCTGTCCGGCGATAAAGGACGGGTTAGCACCGGCAGTTAAAAGCCAGCATGCGAACGTGTGGCGCGACTGGTAAGGGCGTCTGCTCCTGATCCCCGCTTTCTTTAATCCCGCCTCCCAACTATACCCCAGAGACTGAGAACCGTAATACTTCGTTTCCCCGCGCCAGTTTTTTGGCGGGACAAACACGAACCGCAGTTTTTGTTGTTCAGTTAACCCATGTTCGCGGTGATGGAAAGTGATTTCGGTTTTGCTTAATGCGCCAGTTAGCTTGAATTGTTCGCGCAGAGCATTCAGCGCAGGTTCAAGTAGGGTTACAGTTCTGATCCCCGCATCGGTTTTGGGTGGCACAAACAGGCCCTCATTCGTCTGGTTACGCCTAACGTGAAGCTCACCCTTATCAAGGTCCACATCCTCCCAGGCTAAAGCTGTAAGCTCTCCATGCCGAAGACCAGTAAAGATAGCTGTAGTCCAGAGCAAAGCATACCGAGGAGATAACGCCTTTATGAAACCTTCGTATTCACTCTGGAGAAGCGGATCCGGGTCTCTCCTGGAGCGCTTGAGCATCTTTATACCTTCGTGAGGGGTATGCTCGATAAAGCCGCTCAGGTTCGCCAGTTTGAGTAACGCAGTCAGATTGTTCATCAGGCCGTTGACCGTGGATACAGCGCGACCTTTTCTTTTAAGCCAGGGCGCGTGATCGCTAAAGGTGTTGCCAGTTAATAGCGCGTTCCTGTAATTCAATAGGTCGGTATGCTGAATATCCGCAATATGCGTATTACTTCCAACAATAGCGCAAAGCGTTGCTATACGTGATTCTGCGCCTCTGTATGACGCAGCTGAGACCTCAAGCTTTTTGGCATTAAGATAAACTTTGCACAATTCACCGAAGGTTTTAATTTTTTGTGTTGTGGTGAATTTTTTAAGCGCCTTTGATTCAGGAAAGTGCTCTGCATAGTCAAATTTACCTTGCTGAATCTCACTCATAATTAAAGCACGGAGATTGCCAGCTTTTTTTATATTGCTATTTGATACAGTCCAGCCCCGCAAAACTTCGCGGCAACGTATGCCGCGATATAGAAAGCTAATTCTTATTCCTTTCCCATGCAGCTCTACGCCAGCAGGCATATTCATTATGTTTCCCCGACAAGCCTATTAATCCTGGTGTAGTTGTAGAGAAGCGTTACCCTTCCTTCTGAAGCTTTTGGATCTGGTGGGTGCTTCTTATAATGAATGCCCTCGATCCATCTCCCCTCCCGGTAAGATTTAATTTGCCGGGGAGTCATATACATCTTCGCTACAATTCCCTTTTCCATCACCCATTCATCTTCTTGAGTAATATCGGCCATAAATAACCTCATGGCCGGGAAACTATAATCAGTTCCCCGGTTTAATGTTGATTATTGGAAATCAGTTCAGTTGCGCTTTTGTGTAATTCAGTCTTTCCATGCTTCCAGTTCGTTTTCGATCTCCTCGTCGATTTCGTCGTTGGTAGCTTCTTCGTCCAGGTAGTCACGCGCCTCTCTGAGGTACTTTTCCCGGCGCTCCCGATACCAGGTGGAAAACTCTGGCGACCAGCCGTTCGGCTCACCGTCATAGTCAACCTTTGCGTTTCGTTCAGCCATGCTCTCGACCATGCTGTAAGCGGTGGTGAGCGCTGCTTCGCGGATATACCCATGGAGGTCACTCTTACGCCAGAACGGATTCACCTTAGAATCGCAAATAGGTTTAAATTCCACTTCCCAGCGACGGATACAGCGTGCATTTAGTGATTTGCTCATCGTGATACCTCCGCTTTAAGCGCTTTAAGCGCTTTAAGCGCTTTATACGCACGAAGCACATGTGATGTTTTTCCGGAAATAACTGTTTTCATTATAAAGAACCCGCTACGTTTAGACCGAACGGAAGGAGCCACGAATAAGGCGGTATCAACGGCGCGGTTGTGTAGGCGGAATTCGAATACCGTGCTGGTTATAATAGCGGTTGCGATTACACCTTTATCGTTAAATTCTATTTTCATAATTATTTATTCCACGCTGCTGGTCGTAATTGAAAGTTTACAGGCCTTGAAGGTAATGACTTACGAACTAATGACTGCGTAGCCTTTAATTGGTCTTTCTTTTTTTCCTTTTCGTTACAGGTAGGGCAGTAATATGCCACTTTGCGATAAGCTCCTCGGCCAGAAGGGCGATATTGCAACTCTTCGCGTGTAAAGGAGCCGCCGCAGCTGTAGCAGTGGAGTTTTTCGGCATCCATAATTATTCCTTTGTTTAGGTGTGTGGGTATCTGCCATTTAAGGCATTGAATATTTTGGTGATAATTAAAATGAAACTTCGGTATTTACTTTATATTGACCTGTAAGCAAGTCAGCATCGACGGAAATTAAATCTCCATACAGGTCATAATTTAAAACGACATCACGAAATTGAAGCCCTGAAAGCGCATCCGTACGACTGCAAAACATACGGTCTTCTTCGTGCTTTGCTGCTTCATGAATATCTTTTATTGACGCCATGGCATCAGACCACATGCCACTGTTACCAATGAACTGCGCAATAGCTAGTTTGCTTTGAGCTGCTTTAACCATCGGGTTGCTTTGCAGTAAATTAGCCATTAAACACCCCCGTAACATGTAGAATTTTGATGATCGTCGCTGACCAGGCAACAAGGCAGATAGCCAGAACAATTACCAGTGAACGAATGCCGTTTCTGCTCATCTCCTTACCCTCATGTGTATTGAGTACCTAACAGACCTTGCAATGCAGTGCCGGGTGCCTCCCGGTGATACCAGCCAGTTAACAACTGGTATCGGCAGCTTCTTTTCCACCCCACTCTTTTTAGAAACGAGTGATACCGCTTAACTGAGCCGCGTGCGCATAGCCGCATTCACTGCATTGCAAAGCCTGTTGATTTTTAGCCTTCAGGCGGCCAACCGAACGTTTTTTTTCTTGCCAGTCACTGCGCGGTGATTGGTTTGATGGAGTGAAGTTAAGGCAACTCAACAATAAAATCAAGCTTTGTTTGTTGATTAAACTTAACAATGATGGCGTGAGAAAATAACTAATTGAATAATTAGTTATTTTTTATTTGTTCTCTTGCGGGCTTTGAGGAGTTCTTCGAAGAGGGTGTTGAAATTTTCGACTCTTGCTCTGAGGGTTTCCAATTGAGCTGCTTGCTCTGACTCTGGTAGGGAGCGATACAAATCAACTAACTCTCTTTCATCGTCAGAGAGTTTATCTTGCTCGATTAACGCTAATGGGTCGCCTGGGGTCTGATCTGAATCGCCGAACAGAATCCACGTGGGTGTGCACTGCAAGGCGCGAGACAGAGCGTGTAAATTTTTCCCCGTAGGCTCAGTGTTATCACTTTCCCACAGCGAAATCGTGGCATAGGAAACCCCCGCAGCTTTGCCCAACTCTCGCTGCGTCATTTTGATTTCTTTTCGGCGCTGAAGTATGCGCTGACCTAAAGTCTTTTCGCTCATTGTTGAGTTATCTTAATTCTTCTTGACTTGAGCATCCTAAGCAAATTATCTTGTTTAAAGTTCTTAACAAGAGAGTGGAAAAAATGCTCAAACAGGATGCAATAAATTTTTTTGGTTCTAAGACCCGGTTAGCCAGAGCAGCAGGGGTTGAAAGATCCGCAGTCTCCCAGTGGGGTCTCTTGGTTCCAGAGGGGCGCGCACAAAGATTAGTCGACGCCTCATCCGGCAAGCTGACATACGACAAAGATATTTACGACCAATATCGTAACGAAAAACGTTCTGGTGAGGTGAATCATGAAAATCAGGCATGAACGCATTCGCGAGGCCATGAATGCCTGGGCGCTTTATCCAGGTGGCCGTAAAACGCCTGTATCAGCAATTGTCGACGCTTACTTCTCCATGGGTATGACAACCCCAGAGCTTTACGACGACAGCCACCCTGACGCACTTAGCCGCAATATCCAGAAGATTTACCGCTGGATTGAAAGTGATTCGCCTGCATCAATCGAAAAGATTGCGCAGCTTCTCCCCGCGATTGAACGTGCTATGCCGCCGTTACTACTGGCGCGGGTGCGTAGTTACTACTCTGAAACTTTCCGCGAACTTCTTCACCGCAAACAGCGTGTCGACGACGAAATGGAGGCGCTGTTCGGAGCAATGATTGCTATCTCTGACCGGATTGCTGATGGCGGCTCTTCCGGTAACACGCTGATTCACTAAGCGAGGTTCAACCATGCGTAACCAGTCTGCTGCTGAATTGATTGCTCGCCTGAAACGAGCGTATCCGGCGTATGAGCCGTCTGAAGGAGATTGTGCAGGCACTGGTATCCCTAAGGCCGGTTCTCGCTTCCAGCACAGGCACAAAGGCCACATGGTGACGGTACTCACAGCAACAGAGAAAGATGTTTCCTACCGCAAAGCCTGCGGGGCTATTGGCTGGGTGGGATTGAGAGAGTTTTTACGGCTACATAATGAGGTTTCGGAATGAACAATCAGGTGTTTGAAATTGTTCAGGCCATGTCGGGGCAGGGGAACTGCATAACGATCCCCGGACCGTATCTGGATTTCTTTGCAGGAGACAGGCAGCAGCATTTGCTGGCGGCCATTCTCAATCAGCTAGTGTTCTGGTCGGGCAAGTCGAGTCTGGAAAATGGCTGGTTTTACAAAGAGCACGCAGCGCTTGCGAAAGAGATTCGCGCTAAAGACGGCGATGTGATCAGAAAGGCAATGTTCAAGATTACAGAGCAGTACCTGGCGGGGGTTATTGAGGAAGAACTTCGGCAGGTAAACGGCACACCGAAGAAGCATTACCGCGTCGATCAGGACGCACTAATCGCCAAAATATTCCCGCAAGGGGGAAATTCAAATAAACCATTGAAAGACATGGATTCGGCTCAAGAGCCGAATGGAAACGGCTTAAGAGCCGAATCAAAGCAAGTTGTTGAAAGTAATGGAAACGGCTCTCAAGCCGAATGCATTCGTCCCAAGAGCCGAATGGAAACGGCCCAAGGGCCGAATCCTGGAAACGGCTCTCAAGCCGAATCCTATCTCTATACAGATCTTAAAAACAGATCACTACATACAGATCATAAAAACCACGCGGGAGAGATTCTTCCTGTGGATAACTTTGCAAAATCAGGGCGTGAAACGGTCATCCCGGAAGCAAAAATTCCTGACGCTACTGAAGACAGTAACCTGGCTACCGATGATGACTTCGATCTCGCGATGTGGTTCTGGTCGACCATCATCGAGATGTACGAACGCGCCGCAGAATTCGATGGAACGCTGGCAAAACCAAGAGAGCCAAATTTTGTACGCTGGGCGCAGGAAGTTCGTCTGCTGAGGCAGGAGCACGGCTGCAGCCACGCCCAAATCCGCACCATGATTGAACGCATTCAGCGCGACCAGTGGTGGTGCGGAAAGGTTCAGGACATGCCGACGCTACATCGTAAATGGCCTGAGTTGGTGCTGAAGTTGTGCCCGGTAAATCTCGCAACCGGCGGCAACCTCGGTTTTAGCGGCAAGGTTCAGGCAGATATTCCTAAGGGTTTCAGGGGCTAAGGAGTTTTTTCAATGAAAACAACCAAATCCAAGAAAACACAATACAGCGGTGAAATCACGATGATCGAATTTCTAAAAGCCAATCCTGATTTGACCACAAGAGAAATCGCAGTTGCACTGGGGCGCGGTATGTCATCTGTCGGTAATCAGCTTCGCCAGTTACACGGAACGGGTCAGATTACCCAAAGCGGCATGCGGAATGGCGCAGCAATGTGGATCTTCAACGATATGCCGTTTGGCTGCGCGAACCGGCTTCGGGCGATGTTTGAAAGCCTTCTGAGGGAGTGTCGCGGGGTCGCTCAATGAAATTACAGAAATGCCCTGATTGCGGCGCGTTACCTGAGTACCACTGGAAAGATTATACGTTTGGCTCTTGCTCTGGCGCACTGAAATGCCCCTTTGACCATTACCGAGTCCAGCAAAGCTACTGGGCTGGTGGAAAGAACAAAGCCAGGCATGCTCTGGAACAAAAATGGGCTGAGGCGGTTAATAAAAACGAGGTTAAAAATGGCTAAGAATTCAATCGACGCATACGGTGCCAGCGGCAAGACAAACGTTCTGATGTTTGAGCCGGAAAATCTGCATATTGTCACTGACAAGGCTCATCCGCTTTACGATGAACGTATTTACTTACCTCTCAGTGAAGCCATGGTGCTGAACATCATAGACCAGGGGGGTCTTGAGCCGATTATTGTCTGGAAAGACCCGGAAACGGGGCTGTCCTGCGTGGTTGATGGCCGTCAGCGTGTCCGCCATACCCTGGAAGCTAACGGGCGTCTGGCAAAAGAGGGAAAAACCCCACTGCTGGTTCCGGCAGTCACTAAACGCGGTTCAGCTGTACGCATGGCTCAGGCGATGGTCAGCGCAAACGAAATCCGTCAGGCCGATACACCGCTGGGCAGAGCCAAAAAGATGGCTGATGCGCTGGAGCGTGGGCATGACGAGGAAGACCTCGCGCTGATGTTCGGTGTCAGCGTCCCCACTGTACGCGCTACGCTAACCCTTCTGGATGCCACTCAGGCAGTCAAAGACGCGGTAGAGTCCGGCACAGTAACAGTTACCCAGGCGCGTCAACTGGCATCACTGAAACCCGAAGAACAGCGGGAAAAGGTAGCCGAAATCGAAGCGGCGACCGCTGGCACTAAAGGCCATGAAAAGGCCAGGCGTCAGCGCGCTGTGCTTGGCGAAACAAAGCCACGTCTCAAATCACGCAAAGAAATCACAAAAGCCCTTGAAGGTGCCTGCGGTGAATACGCGGCGGCACTACGCTGGGTACTGGGAGAAGCATTATGAGTATCGTTGGAGATTATTTCTTTGAATTCCCGACATCACGTGGCGTTCAGGGCGGAGCTATTGTTCTTATGATGACAGTACCAGCGCGAACCCTAGCACGCGTCCTCGCCAGTGATAATTACGGGGATACTTTAGAGCGTTCTCAACGCGAAATTAACCCAGCACGGGCCAAGAAATTCTATGAATATCTGGTGAATGCTCATGAAAATAAAGACCCCTTCATTATCCCGCCACTTGTGGGAAACTGTAATTCAGATATTGAGTTTCAGGAGTTCGGCAATACCAACGTTGGTGTTGTTCGCTTTCCTATGGATGCAGAAATCAAACTTTTTGACGGCCAGCATCGAGCTGCGGGAATCGCCGAGTTTTGCCGTACCGTTGGCGAACCGATCCACGTACCATTAATGCTGACCCATAAGCTTTCGCTGAAAACACGACAGCAGTTCTTCTCCGACATTAACAATAATGTTTCCAAACCATCTGCGGCTATCAATATGGCCTATAACGGGCGTGATAAGAACGCGCAGGAAATGGTTAGTTTTATCAGTTTACACAGCGTGTTTTCTGAAATCACCGATTTTGAGCATAACGTCGTTCCCGCGAAAAGCGATAAGTGGGTAAGCTTCAAGGCTCTTAGTGATGCCACGGCAAAATTTTCAGGTTCCTGCTCACAAGATGATCTTGAAGGGTTATGGAATGCGTGGCTTATGTTGACAGGTTTAGATGATATTCGCCGCGGTACGAATCAGGCCGAATACAAACGCGAGTATATCCAGTTCCATGCAGTGATGATTAATGCCTTCGGTTACGCAGTGCAGCGGCTGAGCGAAGGCCGGGGAGTTCGCGGGGTCACGCTGATGATTGAGGATCTTGTTATGAATACCGGCATTGCCGAGCGTGAAGACTTTTTCCTTATTTCATCATGGGACGGAATTTGCGCCAGCTGTGAGAAAGCCAGGCCAACGGTCATTGCGAATGTATCTGCTCAAAAGGCGGCTGCATCACGTCTGATGGATGCCATCGTTAATAAAAACTTGTCCGTTAGTAGCGGTAAGGAGGCCAGCCATGACTGATATCACCAGACTTACCCAGGAGATGAAAGCGGCGGCAGAAAAAGCAAAACATGCAGGGGAAGCGCCGGTCATGCCATTTGATACTTGGATCTCCATGCTCAACAAATACCAGATTACGGTATGCCCAGATAATATTCTCGCTTTGGTAGCGGCGCTGGAGCTTAAGGAAGAGCAGCGAGCAAACTGGTTCCACATGGCGCAGAAGTTGGGGGATAACTTGGATGCGGCTGAAAAGCGCGTCGCTGAGCTGGAGCGCGAACCGGCAGCACGCATGGTCGTAACCCCTACTATCTGGAAGCATTATACTGCCGCCCAAACTGCGATTATTTACGAGAAAGCCATGACAGATGCAGGCATTAAGTGGAGAAGTATTGATGATTGATGAACGCTTAACGCATGAAGAGTTAGAATCACTATACTTGGCGATGAAATCACACTTCGAGGTTATGGCTGAATCCGCTTCAGAGGCTGAGGTTATTGAATGCAGCCAGATAGTAAGAGCATTGTGTGAGTTACAGGAACGCCGCACCGCAATGCTCGCAGTCGCTCCACAGGAGGTGAAATGATGGACTCTTTACTGGAAGACACCTGCAAGCGTGTCATTGAGCTGGAAGGTCTGCTGCTGGTGGTCGTTGTATAAACCCGCTGTTGCGGTTTTTTTCTTTCTGTTAGCACGCTTCGGCAACTTTGTGCCGCCACCGTTCGTTGAGGCACTGGTGATGGGCAATTTTCCTGAGTTATGTCAGAAAAGGGACGCAGCCGCATGATGTATTAAAAAGCTGAGATTGCAACTGTATCTGAAATTGTTGAATTAAATTCATGTGGTGCGCTTATTAATATGTGCTTTAGTTTAAATGATTTGGAAACTTCTCAATTTGAAAATAGTTGAATCTTTACTCCATTAAAGCTGCTATTGTCTCCTGTAAAATGGAACCATCAAGTACCGGAGCCTTCTGTTACTTGATTTTTAAGTCTTTTACTTAGGGATGACTGAGGATTTATCATGGCAAATGATTCACGAGGAAATGAGGTGGTTTTCAACCGCGCATATCTAAACTTGTGCTCTAAGAATAAGAATTTAAGTACATTGGTTATAGCCAGAGAGTTTAAGGATGATAATATTGTTGGATGTTTTTCTTTTGGCCTTAAAAAACTAATCGATATTGAGTCAAAGTGTTTGTTTTTGCGCTATAAGTACCCATGGCCAGATTTTGAAATTGAACTGGTTAAAAATAAAGGCGGTGATTACGAGTTCATGCTTTTTCATAATGATTTTCTTAAAGGTAGTGAGGTTTAAGTTAGTTATAACGATTTTTTTAATCAAATCGGATTTAATTTAATTGTTTATGTTAGACATTTTTTACCTTGAGCTTGTCTAAGGATAACATTCGAAGAGTGTCGCACGCTTGCCCGACTACTTTAATCGAACAGTTTTGATGTCACTGCTCGATTAAATTTGGCCATTACGTAATCATATAAGGTCTCGTCAATATGACTTGTTTTACCACTCATGAGTTGGGCGATTTTTGTTTACTGTGACCTAAGACTCTGTCTCTCTTTAGAGAACATGACTAAAAAACCCCATAGATTCAACCCGCTACGGTGGGTTTTGTTTTCCCATGACTGATAAAAATTAACGTTTTGTGCTCTTAAGATATTGCTCATTCAGTGAGTTAGGTGTACTGTGTATTTATACAGTGTTTAGGTGGGTGATACTATGAGAATCGAAGTAACCATCGACAAGACTAAAAAACTGCCAGAAGGGGCCATTCCCGCCCTTGAAGTTGAATTGCTGCGCCGTCTTCATCAAAACTATGAAGGCTGCAAACTAAATATAAGGCGCTCAAGTACTGACGGGTTGACCGTTCTGGGTGGTGCTGACGGCGATAAAAAGCGCATAGAGCAAATCCTGCAGGAAACGTGGGAAAGTGCCGACGACTGGTTTTATTGAGCGGTAAGTAAGTGGCGGCTATGCCGCCATTGTTAACTTTTTACGCCATCTTTAGCGCGGTTATTTTTAGTGCAGTAACTCGTTGGCCGTGTTCGTTGCAGGTGGAGTGTTTCCAATGAGGTATTTATGGAAATACCGGATGATTTATTTCCAGGGTTTAAAGAGCATGCCGGGCCTGTCCTTGTTTATGTAAAAAACGGCGTGGTCGAAAGAGGCTTCCCGCTCCGTAAGGATGAGTTTGTCACCTCGCTCAGATCCCTTGATGAGGCTCGTAAAAAGGCTGGGCTTCCCCCTGTAAGTCAGGATTAAAATTAGTTATATTAATCACGGGCCTGAACAACCCTTCTTGCTAGTCACTGTGCCACGGAGAGAAACCGATGGCGCAGAAGCTACATACTCAAAAGTTGTACCTCTTTATACCGGCTATCACCAACGCTGGTGTTTCCGTTTGTCTGTCGCGCCAAGGCGGTGCGATATGAGCAAATCCAAAACAAAAGCTGAAAAGCTTCATCTTAGCCGCGTAGCCGCTCTTGGCTGCATAGTTTGCCGCAACCTTGATTACGGTGAATCACCCGCTGAAATACATCACTGCAGCTCTGGCACTGGCTTATCTGTCCGCGCTGATAACTTCCATGTCATTCCTCTTTGCCACGCCCATCATCGCACTGGTGGTTACGGCGTTGCTATTCATGCCGGCCGTAAATCATGGGAAGAGAAATTCGGTACTGAAAGCGAGTTGTTGGCGCAGGTTCTGCAGGAATTAGGGGAGACCATCGCATGACTAATCCTTACTGCGAATCTCTCACAGCCCTTCGCAACGCACCATCACATTATTTAAAAGAGGTTGGTGACCAGTGGCGAACGCCGGATCCGCTTTTCTGGGGTATCAACGCGATGTTTGGTCCGTTGATGCTGGACCTGTTCGCTGATGACAGCAATGCAAAATGTCCTGTCTGGTACACCGCAGAAGATAACGCGCTGACACAGGACTGGTCGGAAATGCTGGACTCAATTGGTGGTGCTGCATTTGGCAACCCGCCATACAGCCGCTCTCAATATCATGAAAAGCAAGCCATCACCGGCATGACTCACATCATGAACTACGCAACTGCGCAACGAGAGAAGGGCGGCCGCTATGTTTTCCTGGTGAAATCCGCAACGAGCGAAACCTGGTGGCCAGAAGATGCGGATCATGTCTGCTTTATCCGTGGGCGAATTGGTTTCGATCTGCCCGTCTGGTTTAAACCTGCTGACGATAAACAAAGGCCAACAAGCGCGTTTTTTGCTGGCGCTATTGCTGTATTTGATAAGACCTGGCGAGGTGAGAAATTCAGTTATATCAACCGCACCGAACTGGAGGCAAAAGGCCAGTCATTTATGGCGCTGGCGCAGTTTGCCATTGATAAGAAGGTGACCGCATGAGCCGTGACGCAATAGAGCGGATCCGCCACCGCTGGCAAAAGCTTCGTCTTTGCCGTCACCGCGGCACTGTATTAGTTGACTACCGCATCCTCAAAAACTTTATACGTACCTGTCAGATCCGGGGGGAGAAAGCATGACTCCAATGCAACGCCGTAGACATAATGCGGCCCTTAATGAGGTTGCCCTGGCTACGCATAAGCGCTATCTGGGGCGGGCAAAACTCTTGACCGGCATCCAGTCAGGCTGGATTAAATCATTGCTTACCGTATGGGGCGATACCATGCGCGGTGAAGCCGCGCCACGATTGCCAAGAAGCCATGAATGCTGGCGAGTTATTAGAGGAGATCGCTGGTCTGATAAATCTCTTGAGCGCTTTACTGCGGCAATTAAGCAGGCGAGGGAGGAAGGTTATCGCGGTCAGCATGCGCTAAATAGAGCACACGCAATTTTATGGCCGAAACCCACTACCAGCATAATAGATACCGCTATAAGAGATGATGATGCGGATTTCGTTGAGGAATGTGTGTTGAAGGCATTCGACACAGCGGATCCGGTTTATATCGTAGGGGTGAGCTTTTACACCACTCGTAAAAAAGTCGCCGATATTGCCCGCGAGCTGGAACGGGCAGCTCCATGGCTTACGTTCAAGATGGCAAAGGATCGGGTTAACTGGTGCTTGCAGGTATTTCAGGCGAAAACTTTCCTATCTGCAAGGCAAAGCCTGAAAGCTGAATCTGAATGATTTGTTTAGCAATTAGTGCTTATTTTGTTATTGGTAGTTGATTTTAGGTCTAAAAATTAGATAATTCGTTCATGCTTGGCAGAGCTGCGCCACTCGGCAGCGACAAAAGCGACAATTTGAACATAACGAGAACCCCGCCAGCGCGGGGTTTTTGCTTTCCGGCGATACGACAGGGGTATTCGCGAGATGCATTGCATCAGTACCCCTGTCATATCGTCGTATTTCGCATAATTGATTTGCTTCGCCTCACCGTGGCGTAGAGGTCTTGTGCAATAGCTCCCTCTGTTATTTATATAAACAAAAATGTTTATTCTTTGCTTGATAACATAAACAAAAATGTTTATACTTATCTCAAGTTAAACAGACAGGAGGAGGAAGTGAAGCAAAGCGAGTTGAGGCGTTGGCTTGCAGCTCAAGGGGCAGAATTTAAAGATGGTACTAACCACTTGAAAATCTATCTCAACGGCAAGCAAACGGTAATGCCGAGACATCCGGGAAAGGAAATACCGGAACCGCTGAGGAAGGCAATTCTGAAGCAACTAGGCATCAAATAAAACCCAGCCCCTCGGGGCTGGTACTCGCGGAGAGTCACTTAATCAATATGCGATACCCGGTAATTTTTAAGCATGACGAAACCGGCTGGGCGGTATTCTTTCCAGATATCCCAGAGGCAATGACGGGAGGAGAGACCAGGGAGGAAGCGTTAGAGATGGCGCAAGATGCCCTAGTGACGGCGTTTGACTTTTACTTCGACGACCGCAGGGAGATTCCCGCTCCATCAGCAGAAGGTGATGCATTTGTTGAGGTTCCGGCCAGCGTGGCAGCAAAGGTATTGTTGTTAAACCGGCTGGTCAGCACGAATACCAGTAATGCTGATCTCGCCCGCATGATAAATACGCGCCCACAGGAAGTGCAGCGCATCGTATCTCTTGGTCATAGCACTAAAATCGATACGATACAAAAAGCGCTATCAGCGCTGGGACAAAAGATGGAAATTGTCGTCCAATAATCTCAACATCTCCTAATTAAAGGTCGCCATACTGGCGGCCTTTTTCATTTCAGGCCCACGGGATTCATCATCGATACGGCTAGTTGTTAAATCAGCCCGATGGGCCTGTTCCTATCAAACACACGCACAGCACCCGCACACAGCGAGGTGAGAGTATGTATCGCATGGACAAATTAACAACCGGCATTGCCTATGGTGCGTCAGCTGGCAACGCCGGGTTCTGGATGCTTCAGGTGCTAGATAAGGTCAGTCCATCACAATGGGCAGCCATTGGTGTGCTTGGCAGCCTTCTTTTTGGTCTGCTTACGTACCTGACGAATCTGTACTTCAAAATCAAAGATGACCGGCGCAAGGCGGCACGGAGTGGTGATGGGAAACAGAGCGAAACTTAGTGCCGCTATGCTGGCGTTAATTGCTGCTGGCGCATCTGCGCCAACTCTGATGGATCAGTTCCTTGATGAGAAAGAAGGTAACAGCCTTACAGCATATCGCGATGGTAGCCAGGGTATCTGGACTATTTGCCGCGGCGCCACGCGGATTGATGGTAAACCCGTCACGCAGGGGATGAAGTTGACCAAGGCCAAATGTGACGAAGTGAATGCTGTCGAACGAGATAAGGCGCTTGCGTGGGTTGATCGGAATATTCATACACCTTTAACACCGCCACAGAAAGTCGGCATTGCTTCATTCTGTCCGTACAACATCGGCCCCGGTAAATGCTTCCCGTCTACGTTCTACCAGCGCATCAACGCCGGCGACCGTAAAGGCGCATGTGAAGCGATTCGCTGGTGGATTAAGGACGGTGGGAAGGATTGCCGCATACGCTCTAATAATTGCTACGGACAGGTAACTCGCCGTGATCAGGAAAGTGCGCTGACTTGCTGGGGGATTGACCAGTGAACAGAGCCCTTGTTTTTGTTGGGATTGTAGCTGTGAGTATTATCGGGGTTCTTTCTGTATTACTTGCACGTAGCAGCACCGCACTTGAAAAGACTCAGAGTGATAACCGGGTTTTGCGCAGTGATAACGCGCTGCAAGCGACGTTAATAACCACTCAGGCTTTCAACTTCACCCGGTTTAACCAGGTTGCAGAAAGCGCCAGTCGTTTAAATTCGCTGATTGATGCGGGTGCCGAAAAGACCGTCATCGAATACCGGGAGATTCTCCATCGTGAAAAAACCTGTGATCTTACTGTTCCTGCTGATGTCACTGGCGGGCTGCTCAACTACGCGAACCGTTTACGTACCAGCGCAATGCACTCCGATTCCGGGGACGCTGACACAGCCGGTGATAGTCCCGATGCCTCCCGTGCGCTGACGTACTGCCAAGCCGTTCTGTGGATTAAACCTTTACTGTCGGCCATTGAAAAGGCGAATAATCAGTTGAGTAGTATACGAGATCTTGAACAAAGCAGAGGATTAGAGCAAAAAAAGCCGTAAGACCTAACGTGCGATTTTAACACTTTAAGATTCACATTTTGTAAACTTTTGCTATATTGCAACTGATGCCAACAGCCGTTTCCCTATTAAAATAAATTGTTATCGTGTTGGCAGTTTTTATATGACTACACGGAATGATGTTATGTCAGAAGTTGCAGCGGAACTAGCCGAGCAGACTTGGCCCGATTTTTATCCAAAAGGTGTGCCTCCAAAGACGGCTGTAGATGCCGAGGGTGAGTTTTATCGTTTGGTTAGAGCTAACCCCCCGACTCCAAATTGTTTCCTTTCTACCCATGAAGAGTATCCGAATAGACATAAAAAATGTCGCGGAGAAGCTCTTCTGTGCGTATATGGCACATCTTTTTTTTCTGAAGAAAGAGGTGCTATAGATGCAAAGGCTAAGTTTCCAGCGGCGTTAGGTGATCGTACTGTCGCTAAAGGTAACGTAATGCCATTCATGGGAGTCATGAAAAAGACTTTTGCGGATCCTGCTCACTATACAATATGGCTTACGGTAAAGAGTTCTATCCATGAGCATTTTGCTTGTTTAGGAGAAAGCGCATGAGTAACGTTTTTCTGCCTAATACAATGATGGGGACTCTACGCTATAAAAGAGTGTATGAGTTTTTCGAAGAACCTCGTTTCTTTTCAGCAGAAAATGAAGTTAGTTCATTATTTGTTGTTTATTGGATTGGTGAAGATGAGGACGCCGATAGCTGGTATATTATCCCTGTATCTCCAATGCGATTGGAGTTAATTGAAAGAAAAAGAATTGATTTGCGTTCAGTTTTAATTGATCAGGAACAATCATTTTTCTATGAGGTACGCGCCCCTTATGATCGGGAGGTTGCGCCTACATGGAGTGTTAAAGGTGTAGATGCCATCTATGATATTGCTTTGCCAGCTCAGGGACTGTTTATTAGCTCTGTGGTTCCTGTTTTAGAGAATGGTCGAATCGGTGAGGCAATTAAGTATTCAACGCATGAGATTCATTTAGAAAAAAGCTCAAAGAAAAGTGCTGGAAATTTGGTGTTAAGTCACGTTTCCAATGTGTGTGATAGCTTTAGTGCGTTATATGACAGTTTGCTGGAGTTTAGCGGTCTCAAAGACAAACTACGTCCAGTCGATGCTCGTCCAGGTTCGTTCATCCTTTCATTCCAAGCTGAAAAGCTGAACGCCTATGAAGAGATTTTACGTGATTTGAGCGCTCTTATTGAGCGTCGTGCTGATATAGTCAATTTCATACAAAACAATGGGATAGATATCCAAGCTTTTTCTGATTTGCTCCAGTCCATTGTATCGACTGGAACAAATATGGAATTAAAAAGCAATCAGACTGGCGAGGTTATATTTCTGCTGACTAAAGCAGGAGCTGAGTTCTATCTTAGGTTAATCAGTAGGATGTCTGCACTTGCAGTTAGTGGTCATCAGATTCCGCAGGCAGATACTTTGGAAAAAGTTTTTAAAGTAGTTGAAGTCAAATGGAGTGGTGAGCCTTGTACTGTAGAGAATACAGGTTTGCAAGAAAGGCACGTGTATTATTACCTACATGCTGCAAAAGTTTTAGGGTTGCTGAATACTAATGGCAATGTAACTGCGATGGGGCAAAAATTAATTCAGTCCGGACAAGAGAATCAATATAAAATTGCTGCGAGATGCTTTGAGGTGAGCCATGTTGGTTGGGCTTGGATTAACTGGTCACAAGTTGAAAATTTATCTCAAATTGACCCAGACACAGCTGAGGAATTTTTACTTGAACAGTGTAATTCATTGAGTAAAGACACTATAGCCAGAAGGTCGCGAACTCTTAGACATTGGGGGAAAGAGCTTAAGGAAAAATATACTCCGCTCTAACTCCAAATATATAGAATCGCAATTCCATACCCCGCTAATGCGGGGTTTTTTTATTTGTGAAGGTACACGATGCAAAATATCAAGATTGAATATGTTAATGGCGCGCTGGTGGCGCTTGAGCGTGACGGTGTGTCTTACGCGCATCTGCCTGTGTCAGCTATCCATTTCGACCATACCGCTAAGATATTCCCGCACCTCAAGATTGAGATTGAAGCTGGTGGTGCACCATTCGTACCGGCAGCGCCAGAACAGCCACCAGCTGTCGTGGAAGAAGTGCAGACAACAAAAGAAGGGGAGCTATTGCCGCCGGATGATGCCGCGCCACGACCAGCGCGCCGCCCTCGTAATCGCAACCGCAACCGTAACAGGAGCCTGTAATGTTTAATCGTAATGATCTGACGCTTTCACTCTTCTATGCTTCCAGCACGAATGATGACGGCGATAAGGTCGCGTCACTTACCGTTCAGGTGAACAATTCCGACATGGTGGCCATGCAGAGCAACAAGCTGCAATGCATCACTGATAAGACCGGTAAGAAGGCTTATTCCGTTGGCGAGCAGATGATCACCAATGGCTCTGATCCGCTGCTGGTTGCCCTTGAGGACTACTGGCGCCGGAACACTGAGACGGTCGTGACCGGATTTCTGAACGATGTTGGCGACTTCATCGCAGGGAACATCAGCCAGTCTTCAACGTTCCTCGGCTTCAATGGGCTGAAGGTTTTCGAGAGTGAGCCTCTTACGGCGCGTATCCCCGAGGATGTGCTGCAGGCCGACGGCGGCGCGTCCGAAGGCTGAACATTCACAGAGGTCGTTCAGTGAGCGGCCTCGATGATTGGTCAGCTATTGCAAATGACAATCATTATTGCATGGGTCCTCCCGGTGGGGTGGTCTTCCACGGGGCGGCGCGCTCGCGGGAATCGGCTAGTTTTCTGGATCCATGGTCATCATCATCATTTGCGCAGGTTTTTGATTTTATTGATGCCTGTTTTGCAATGATGTCGAAACGGTTAAAAAGTGTTCACCATCATGGATCAGGAAATCGCTTCTCTGAAGCTGAATATTAATCAGCTGGCGGGCATAACCAATGTCCACCGCCAGACGGTGGCCGCCAGGCTGAAAAATGTCGAACCAGCACCGGGCAGCAACAGCAAACTAAAACTGTTTTTAGTGACCGACGTTCTGGCTGAATTAATGATCCCCACGGTTGCAACCAGTCTGGAGGATATGCCACCGGCGGACAGGCTGGCGCACTGGAAGGCGGAGAACGAGCGGATCAAGTTTGAGCAGGATACGGGGCAGCTTATACCGGCAGATGAAGTGGCCAGAGAGTTTTCAGTCATGGCTAAAGCCGTTGTGATGGTGCTCGAAACGCTCCCCGATGTACTCGAGCGAGATTGCGCGCTTTCCCCTGCAGCGGTTGCCCGGGTGCAGAGTGTGATTGACGATTTGCGCGACCAGATGGCCCAAAAGGTCATGGAAGCCGAAGCAGAGGAGGTTGAGCCAGAGGAGGACTGATGGCAAAGCGGGCATCCGCCAGGGGGATCCGCCGGGATGTCTCCGGAATTTTACGCGCGCCACGCCGCATGCTGGTTGCCGACGCGGTAGCCGAATATATGCGTGTGCCGATGGGCGCCGGTAACTCGGTCCCATGGGATCCTAATCTGGCCCCATATGTTATAGAGCCGATGAACTGCCTGGCATCGCGTGAGTACGATGCTGTGGTATTCGTTGGCCCCGCGCGAACGGGTAAGACGATTGGCCTGATTGACGGATGGATCGTATACAGCATTGTTTGTGATCCGGCGGATATGCTGGTTATTCAGGTATCAGAAGAAAAAGCACGTGAACACTCGAAAAAACGTCTGGACCGGACATTCCGATGCAGCCCTGAAGTAAAAACCAGATTGAGTCCGCGTCGTAACGATAACAACGTTCACGATCGTACTTTCCGCGCTGGTAACTATCTGAAACTTGGCTGGCCCTCAGTCAATATTATGTCCTCGTCGGACTATAAATTTGTTGCGCTAACCGACTACGACCGCTTCCCGGAAGACATCGACGGGGAGGGAGACGGATTCTCGCTTGCCTCCAAACGTACTACTACGTTTATGTCTTCGGGTATGACCCTGGTCGAAAGCTCACCGGGCCGCGACATTCTCGATACGAAATGGCGGCAGAGTTCACCCCATGAAGCACCTCCCACGACGGGCGTGTTGTCGCTGTATAACCGCGGCGACCGCCGGCGGCTTTACTGGCCTTGCCCGCATTGTGGGGAATATTTTCAGCCTGAAGTTGCCAACATGACGGGCTACCGTGACACGACGGACCTGGTCACAGCCAGCGAAGCGGCCTATCTGCAATGCCCGGCCTGCAAAGGAAAAGTGCTTCCTGCGATGAAGCGCGAGCTGAACATGAAAAGCGTCTGGCTACGTGACGGGCAGTCAATTGATCGGGATGGAAACATTACAGGGGAGGGCCGGCGGTCACGCATTGCTTCTTTCTGGATGGAAGGGCCAGCAGCTGCTTACCAGACCTGGTCACAGCTAATTTATAAATATCTGGCGGCTGAGCAGGAATACGAAAAAACCCAAAGCGAAGAGACACTAAAAACGGTCGTTAACACTGACTTTGGTCGCCCTTATCTTCCGCGCGCGAGTACCGAACAGCGTAAAAGCGAATTGCTCGAACAGCGGGCCGAGGATGTCCCGAAACGTTGTGTGCCTGATGGTGTTTGTTTCCTGGTGGCGACTGTCGACGTGCAGGGGGGACGTAATCGCCGCTTTGTCGTTCAGGTTACTGGCTACGGAAGCATGGGCGAACGGTGGCTGGTGGACCGTTACAACATTCGCCAGTCGCTCCGGTGCGACGCGAACGGTGAAAGCCTGCCTATCGACCCAGCCAGTTACCCGGAGGACTGGGATCTGCTGCTGACTGATGTCTTTTACAAGACGTGGCGAATGGCATCCGATCCCCGCCGGTGTATGCGCCTGATGGCAATGGCAGTCGATTCCGGCGGTGAAGATGGTGTCACCGATAATGCCTATCGATTCTGGCGTAAATGCCGTCGGGAGGGAATTGGCCGGAATGTTTACCTGTTTAAAGGTGACGGTCATCGACGCGAAAAGCTGATCACCCAATCCCTGCCAGATAACACCGGCCGTTCAGCGCGCCGGGCGAAAGCCGCCGGTGATGTTCCTCTTTATCTGCTGCAAACCAATGACCTCAAAGACCGGGTAAACAACGCCTTGTGGCGCGATACCCCCGGACCGAACTACATCCATTTCCCGAAGTGGCTGGGAAGCTGGTTTTACGACGAACTGACTTATGAGGAGCGTGATTCTGATGGCAAATGGAGTAAGCCAGGGCGCGGCGCCAACGAAGCTTTTGACCTGCTGGTTTACGCTGATGCGCTGGTTATCCTTCGCGGATACGAAAAAATTAAATGGCCTGATGCGCCTGAATGGGCGAGGAGGGAAACGTGGATGGAGAACGTGCCGCAGGAAACTGGCGAAGAAGCACCCCCGGCGCCAGCGCCTGTCCAGACCAAAAAGCGCAAACGCAAAAAAACCGTAACAGATGACGCTAACCCATGGGCCACCTCAGGAGGCTGGTTGTGAATAAAAGTGATATTGAGGCCATGATCCAGCGCTATGCCGAAGCGGAAATGGCGGTACTGGATGGCAAATCCATCAAATTTAATGGTCAGGAAATGACCATGGAAAACCTGTCTGAAATCCGCAAAGGACGACAGGAATGGGAGCGGCGCCTTTCTTCCCTGAATAATAAGCGCCGGGGACGGCCTGGCTACAAACTGGCGAGGTTGTAATGTCTCTACTTGATGATGCGATTGGTGTCATTTCCCCTGGCTGGAAGGCCGCAAGGCTACGCTCACGCGCCATGATACAGGCATATGAGGCCGTTAAGCCCACGCGCACCCACAAAGCCCGTCGGGAAAATCGTTCGGCTGATCAACTCAGCCAGATGGGGGCTGCCTCGTTGCGGGAGCAGGCGCGGTGGCTTGATAATAACCACGATTTAGTGATTGGCATTTTCGATAAGCTTGAAGAGCGGGTGGTAGGTAAAAGCGGGATTATCGTGGAGCCGCATCCGAAGCTCAAGAACGGCAAGATCGCTAAAAAGCTGGCGGCGGATATCCGTCAGAAATGGGGTGAATGGTCTATTCGACCAGAAGTGACCCATCAGTTTACCCGCCCCATGCTGGAGCGCCTGATGTTACGCAGCTGGTTGCGCGACGGGGAGGTTTTTGCACAGATAGTCAGCGGCACAGGCAATGGCCTGACGCCTACCGCCGGGGTGCCGTTCTGGCTGGAAGCTCTGGAAGCTGATTTTGTTCCCCAGACCAGCAGCGAGTCGGACAAGCTAAATCAGGGGGTATATACCGATAACTGGGGCAGGCCGAAGGGCTATCTGGTCTATAAAAGCCAGCCGGTCTCTGGTCGTCAGATGGATACCAAACGGATTGATGCAGAAAATATGCTGCACCTGAAGTTTGTCCGGCGGCTGCATCAGACGCGCGGTACCTCCCTGTTATCCGGGGTGCTGATGCGTCTCAGTGCGCTGAAAGAGTATGAAGATGCCGAGCTGACAGCAGCCCGCATCGCCGCCGCCCTCGGGATGTATATCAAAAAAGGGGATGGGCAAAGCTGGGATGAAAACGCCGGTAAGGATGATGATCGTGAGCTGAATATTCAGCCCGGCATTATCTACGACGACCTGCTGCCTGGCGAGGATATCGGCATGGTGAAATCCGATCGCCCGAATCCCAATCTTGAAACCTTCCGCAACGGCCAGCTGCGTGCCGTTTCCGCCGGCAGCCGCCTGAGTTTTTCCAGTACCGCCAGAAACTACAACGGCACTTACAGTGCTCAGCGGCAGGAGCTGGTGGAATCGACAGACGGTTATCTCATTCTTCAGGACTGGTTTATTGGGGCCGTGACGCGTCCGATGTATCGCGCCTGGCTGAAGATGGCTGTCGCCAGCAGCCAAATTACTTTACCACGCGGGCTGGATATCGAGTCTTTATACACCGCAGTGTATTCCGGTCCCGTGATGCCATGGATTGATCCCGTCAAGGAGGCTAATGCCTGGAAGGCTCAAATCCGTGGTGGCGCGGCGACGGAGTCAGACTGGGTTCGCGCCAGTGGGCGCCATCCGGATGATGTTAAAGCGCGCCGCAAGGCCGAAATAGACGAAAACCGTGAGCAGGGGCTGGTATTTGATACTGATCCTGCCAATGACAGAGGAGGCACCAGTGCCGATGCCAAAGATACGGGCGTATCAACGTCCGAAAGCTAGCGTAAAAAGTAATTCATGGTTCCGCATGAAGGCCAGCGCCAACAATGAAGCGGATATCTATATCTATGATGAAATTGGTTATTGGGGAGTAACGGCCAAACAGTTTGTTAACGATCTTAAAGCGCTGGGTGATGTCAGCCACATTAACCTTCACATTAATTCGCCTGGTGGCGATGTCTTTGATGGCATCGCCATTTTTAATGCTCTGAAACATCACGGCGCCGCGATCACCGTTCACATCGATGGCCTGGCCGCCTCCATGGCTTCTGTCATCGCAATGGTGGGAAACCCGGTCATCATGCCGGAAAACACCATGATGATGATCCATAAGCCGTGGGGCTTTGCTGGCGGCGATGCCAACGATATGCGCGACTACGCTGATTTACTGGACAAAGTTGAATCGGTGCTGATCCCCGCCTACGCAGCAAAAACCGGAAAAACCGCTGATGAGATTGCGGCAATGCTGGAAGACGAAACCTGGCTTGACGGCGCTGAATGCCTTGCCATGGGTTTTGCTGACCAGGTGATCCCATCCCTTCAGGCCATGGCCTGTATCCATTCAAAACGTATTGAGGAATTTGAAAAAATGCCAAACAGCATTCGTAACATGGTCACCCCGCCGCGTAACTCCACTCAGCGCGAACCGCAGCAACCAGCACCACAGCCTCAGGCACAACAGCCGATCGCCCCTCAGCCTACTGGCGCGGATGAGAATGCTATCCGCGCGCAGATTCATGCCGAACAGCGCAACCGTGTGAACGGGATTAATGATCTGTTCGCTATGTTTGGCGGTAAGCACCAGGATCTGCAAAACCAGTGTATTGCGGACCCAGATTGCACTGTGGAGCAGGCGAAAGATGTGCTGCTGGCTGCTCTGGGCAAGGTTGCCACCCCATCGAACAAAAGCGATCAGCCGCACATTTATGCCGGGAACGGGAATTTTGTTGGCGATGGCATCCGTCAGGCACTGATGGCCCGCGCAGGGTATGAAAATCAGGAACGTGATAACGTGTACAACGGGATGACGCTGCGCGAATATGCGCGTATGGCGCTGACCGAACGCGGCATTGGCGTCTCAAGCTACAACCCAATGCAGATGGTCGGCCTGGCGTTGACTCACAGCACCTCTGATTTTGGCAATATTCTGCTCGACGTAGCGAATAAGGCGCTTCTTCAGGGCTGGGATGAGGCAGCAGAGACCTTTGATCTGTGGACGAAGAAAGGCCAGCTGTCTGATTTTAAAACGGCTCACCGCGTGGGAATGGGTGGTTTTAACTCCCTGCGTAAGGTTCGCGAAGGGGCTGAATATAAATATGTGACCACGGGCGATAAAGGTGAAACGATCGCACTGGCTACCTATGGGGAAATTTTCTCCATCACCCGCCAGGCGATTATCAACGATGATCTGAACGCATTAACCGACGTCCCGGCGAAAATGGGGCGCGCCGCGAAAGCCACCATTGGTGATTTGGTGTATGCGATTCTGCTGGATAACCCGAAACTGTCCGACGGAAAACCACTGTTCCATGCCGATCATAAAAACCTTTCATCTGGCTCCATTTCTGTTTCGAGCATCGATGATGCCCGCAAACTGATGCGCCTGCAGAAAGAGGGCGAGCGCTCTCTGAACATTCGTCCGGCTTACATGCTGGTGCCGGTGGGGCTCGAAACACTGGCTAATCAGACGATTAAATCAGCAAGTGTTAAGGGTGCTGATATTAACTCAGGGATCAACAACCCTATCCAGAACTTTGCGGAGGTTATTTCTGAACCGCGACTGGATGACAAGGATCCGAACGCCTGGTATCTGGCCGCAGCCAAAGGCACCGATACCATCGAAGTGGCTTACCTGAATGGTGTTGATACGCCTTACATTGACCAGCAGGAAGGTTTCAATACCGATGGTATTGCTACGAAGGTACGCATCGATGCAGGCGTGGCGCCGTTAGACTTCCGCGGTCTGACGAAATCCTCTGGTAAGTAATTCCCACCCACTCGAACCTCTTAGCCCATACGGGCTTTTTTTATACCTGAAATCAGCTCTACCGGGCTGATAGGAGATGTTATGGCTAAAAACTATGTGCAGGAAGGAAAGACTATCCCTCTGGAGAATGCCGGACAGGAAATCATCCTGAGCGGGGCGCCGGTCGTTATCGGTCAAATGATTGCGGTTGCGATCACGGATATTCCGGGCGGTGATACAGGTGATGGCCTTACCGAAGGCGTATTCCAGTTGCCGAAGCTGTCCACCGATGAAATCAGCGCGGGGGAAAAAGTGTATATCAAGGCGGGCAAAGTACAACTGGAAGCCACTGATGCCGTCCTGGCGGGCGTTGCCTGGGAAAATGCTGCGGCTAACAGTACCGTCATTGATGTCAAAATCAATGCCTAACCCTTTCGACAAGATGGCGGCCCGGATGGATGCCGCCACCCTCAAAAAAATGGGCAGGGAAGCGGTCATTAACGGCATAAGCGTTGACGTCGTGCCTGCTGAGTTGCTGGAGGAGATGGGCGCGTTGTCCGGTACCGCAACGGTGCTGGTTGTTTTTGCTGCTGACTATCGGCCCGCCAGAAACGATGCCGTCGAATATGACGGTAAAGACTGGATCGTTACCCGTTATCAGCTTTTTAACGGGAAGCCTCAAATCTGGCTGGAGTGAATGATGTCACTGAAAGGTCTTGAGCGTGCGATCCAGAACCTGAACAGTCTGAGCCGTCTGATGGTCCCAACGGCTGCCGCCCAGGCGCTAAATCGGGTCGCCGGGCGGGCGATTACGCAGGGCAGCAGGAAGGTCGCAAAAGAAGCGACAGTGGGTGATAACCACAAAAAGGGGTTGCCGGTGAAGCTGGTCCGCCAGCGTTCGCGTCTTAAGCGTGCGAAGCCTGAAAGGCCGGTGGCGGCAATTCGTATTAACCGGGGGAACCTGCCCGCAATCAAGCTGGGTGGCGCGCGCGTGCAACTCTCCAGGCGTAAAGGAGAAAAGCGCGGGCGCGGTAGCGTGTTACGTATTGGCCCGTACATATTCAGAAATGCGTTTATTCAGCAGCTGGCGAACGGGCGATGGCAGGTTATGCGCCGGCTGGGTAAACCCCGTTACCCGATAGATGTTGTCAAAGTTCCCCTCGAAACCCCATTAACCCAATCCTTCACCGCGATATCAAAGCAGCTTATCGACAGCGATATGCCGAAGGAGCTGTCTGCCGCGCTGAAAAATCAACTGAGGATCCACCTGAAGCGATGAGCAAACACACCGCCATTCGTCTTGCGGTACTGGAACAACTAAAGGCGTCCATTCCGGATCGTGTGACATGGTTTGACGGGCGCCCTGTTTTTCTGGAAGAGCAGGACCTGCCGGCGCTAGCAGTCTATCTGTCTGATGCCGAATACACGGGAGACAGCCTTGATGAGGACAGCTGGCAATCAGTCCTCCATATCGAGGTATTTCTGAAATCCACTACGCCGGATAGCGCGCTGGATGCGTGGATGGAGGAAAAGGTATACCCGGCCCTTGAGACTATCCCGGCGCTATCTCCCTTAATCGAAACGATGACCCCCATGGGCTACGACTACCAGCGCGATGACGAAATGGCTACCTGGGGATCGGTCGACCTGACGTACACCCTCACTTACCTGAGATAAGGAATTTTATGGCTACTCCAAATCCAATGGCCCCGGTTAAAGGGGCGGGTACCACGCTCTGGTTATATACCGGAACGGGAAATCCCTACGCTAACCCACTTTCCGATGCCGACTGGCAGCGCCTGGCAAAAATTAAGGAGCTGACGCCGGGCGAAATGACGGCGGAGTCCTACGATGACACCTACCTTGACGATGAAGATGCAGACTGGACCGCGACTGCGCAGGGGGCAAAATCGGCAGGTGATACATCATTAACGCTGGCCTGGAAACCTGGTGAAGAAGGGCAAAAGTCGCTGGTGGCCTGGTTTGTCGATGGCGATGTGCGGGCCTACAAAATTAAGTACCCGAATGGCACCGTGGATGTGTTCAAAGGCTGGTGCAGTAGCCTGGGTAAAGCCATCCCCGCGAAGGAAGTGATCACGCGAACCGCCAAAATCACCAATACCGGGAAACCGGAACTGGCGGAAGAAAGCGGCAACCCGCCGATCGCATTGACCGGCATCAAACTCGACAAGGCAACGGCCAGCGTGGCCGTCGGCGCAACCACAACGCTAAATGTCACCTTCCTGCCTGCCAGCGCGTCGGAACAGTCTTTCCGTGCGGCGACCTCGGATAGCGCGAAGGCGACGGTGGCCGTGAGTGGCAAATCTCTGATTGTCACCGGCGTGGCGGCTGGCGCGGCCGACATTATTGTCATGAGCAATGACGGTAATTTTGTGGCGACCTGCAAAACCACCGTGACGGCATCCTGAGGATAAAGGCATGAGCATGTTTTTGAAGAAAGACGAATTTACCCATAACGGCGCTACGGTGACGATCACCGAATTGTCGGCACTGCAGCGCATTACTTATCTCGAATATCTGGCCGCAGAAGAAAAAGCCTTATCCGCCATTTCTGATGACGTGGATGACCAGACAATGTCCGCCGGGCTGGTCAGCATGAGTATTCGCGCAGGCGCGCGCCTGATTGCGCTCTCGCTCTGGCATAACGATCCGAAGGGGCCATCTGAAGAGGAACTCCACCAGCAGGTGATGAGTACCTGGCCGGCGGAAGCGATTGGCAAAGCGGAAATGCAGATCAAGCTGCTTTCCGGCATGCTGGCGCCGGTTGTCGAAGAAGATCAACCCGCGGATGAACACATTGATGCCACCGCGCTGGGTGATGAACCTGTTACAGCGGAAAAGCCCTAGCCAGTGAGCTTGATTTTGTCCTGAAGCTGGCGCGCGAGTTCGGGCGACCCGACTGGCGCGCCATGCTTGCTGGCATGACGTCCTCCGAGCTGGGCGACTGGCATCACTTTTACCGGGAGCGTTTTTTTCAGGACGCGCAGCTCGATGCCCACTTCTCCGGGCTGCTTTACACCATTTCAACCTTCTTATACCGGGATCCGGACATCACCCCTGCACACTTCAGCCTGCTGTCCCCCTCCGCTGAGGCTGCAGCGGATCATGTGCAGGATGATGACGCCATGATGCTGGCCGCAGAGGGAATAACGGGAGGCACCAGATATGGCCCAGCAGATTAGCGATCTTGTCATCAACCTGGATGTCGACAGCGCCACATTCACCGAACAGATCGCCAGGATTAAGGGGCAACTGTCCGGTATGGCGGATGAATCGGACAAAGTGCAGACGCGCATGCGCAGTGCGGCGGAGGTGCAAATCAGCGCGCTGAAAACCACCAGCACCGCCAGCGCAGGGGCTGTGTCCGATATGCAGAAGCGACAGGCGGATGCCGCCGCCGGGCTTCAGAGCGAACTGCAGCGGGTCTCCAAATCGGTCGATGAGACTTACCAGCGTGTTACCGGGTTAAACCAGCGTTATCGGGAGAATGACGCTCAGGCAGAGGCGCTGGCACGGCGACAGGATGCGTTGGCGGAATCATTCTTTCGGCAGATAGATGGCGTTCGGTCCCTCAGTGGCGAAACACGGTCTCTGGCCAGTGTACAGGAACAATTCCGCAAGGCCCGCGCACAGGGGAACATCACTCAGGGTGATTATCTCTCTTTGATTTCCCGCACCACGGCGCGGCAGAAAGAACTTCAGCAGGTTGAGGAAAAAGCGAACCAGGCGCGCGAGAAATTTCTTCGTCAGCTGAAGGCGCAGGTTGTTGAGCAAAAGCTTTCTGGCACAGAGCTCCTGAGAATGAAAGCGGCGCAGGTTGGCGCCGGCGATGCAGCTGAAGTCTATATCCGTAAACTGGAGGCGGCAAAGGTCGCCACGCACAGCCTTGGTCTCGAGAGTGCTGGCGCGCGGAGGGAACTTGGCGTGCTGATGGGGGAGCTGCTGCGTGGTGACTTTGGAGCGCTTCGCGGATCCGGGATCACCCTGGCTAACCGGGCAGGATGGATAGATCAATTAATGACGCTGCGCGGTCTCGGCATCGCTGGTGTTGTCGGCGGCATAGCGGCATCCGTCGTTCTGCTGGGGAAGGCCTGGTACGACGGCGGGAAGGAAGCAGAGGAGTTTAACAAACAGCTCATTCTCACCGGGAATTATGCAGGGAAAACCTCGGGACAACTGCAGGCGCTGGCGCGGAACATCTCAGGAAATGGGGTCACACAGCATGCCGCGGCAGCCGTATTAGCGCAGGTTGTCGGAAGTGGGGCATTCGGTGGCGCCGACGTCGAGCGGGTTGCCAACGTGGCAGCCAGGCTCCAGCAGGCGACCGGCCAGGCGGTGGATGAAACTATTAACCAGTTCAAACTGCTGAAAGAGGATCCGGTTAATGCGGTTGCAGCGCTGAATGAGTCGCTTCATTTTCTGACCGCAAGCCAGTTTGAACAGATTTCAGCTGCTCAGGCGATGGGGGATTCTCAGCGCGCTGCCGAGCTTGCGATGCGCGCCTATTCCGACAGCGTTATCCAGCGTGCGAATGCGGTGAAGGAAAATCTGGGGACACTGGAAACCGCGTGGAACTGGGTGAAAAATGCTGCCAGCGGCGCCTGGGATGCCATGATGGGCATTGGTCGCAATCCTGATACGGCCATGAAGCGGCAGGGGGCTTTTGCGGAATGGCAGGCTGCGGAAAAAGAGCGTCGGGCGCTGGAAGCCAACCTGAAGGTCGATCCCAACTATTCCGGTAATAATTCATTAATCAAAGCCGATGCCGAACGTTTACGTAATGCCACTCAACGGGAAGCGCTGGCAAAACAAACTTTTGACGAAATTGATAAAGCGTACGCTAAGGAGGGGTTAGCCGCGGCGCGCGAGAAGCTGCGAAATGATCAGCAGCAGCAGGCAATAAGGAATCAGCAGCAGTTTAACCAGCTTCTTGACGCTGGCCTGAAACCAGCCGAGCGGCGGGCCCGAGCTCAGGAAGAATTTAATAAGCTGGTTGCGAAAAATAAACAGGATGCCATCGATGGGGTTGCCACCCGCTGGACGGAAAGCGATATCGCGAAAATTCGCGCGGGCATCGATAGCAAATACAAAGACCCGAAAACGCCGAAGGGCAGGCAATATACTACGCCCGCCGGTAGTAAAGCAGAAGAAGGGGCGCAGGCGGAGCTGCTGACGCTGCAGGCGCAGCTTAAAACCCTGCAGCAGCATACCGACGTTAACGATGTGATCAGTAAGCAGCGCCGCGATCTCTGGCAGACGGAAAACCAGTATGCCGTTTTACAGGAGGCCGCCGGCCGCCGCCAGTTGTCCACGCAGGAAAAATCCCTGCTGGCCCACAAAAATGAAACGCTGGAATACAAACGCCAGCTTGCCGATCTCGGTGATAAGGTTGCCCGGCAGCAGAAGCTGAATAATCTTGCAGATCAGGCAAATAAATTCGCGCAGCAGCAGAGTGCGATCCGGGCGGGGATAAAGGCTCAGGCTGACGGGCTTTCTGGCAGGGAGTCGAACAGAAGGACCACGCTTGAAAAGCTGAGTGAAACGTACGCCTTCAATCCTGATGCGCAGCGGAAGGTGCTGGCCGAACAGCAAGCCACCTATGAAGCTGAGGATGCATTACGCGGTAACTGGCTGGCCGGCGCCAAACAGGGATGGGCGGAGTATCAGGATTCGGCCACAGATGTTTTCTCATCTGTGAAAGATATTTCTCAGGCCACATTCAGTGGTCTGGCCAACCAGCTGACAGCGCTGATAACAACCGGAAAGGCGAGCTTTAAGGAGTTCACCACATCCATTCTGAAGATGATTGTTCAGGTCATCAATCAGCTGATCGTGGCCTATACCATTCAGGCGGCTATGGGGTGGATCAACGGTAGCGCAAGCAATACATCATCTGGGCAATCAGTTCCGGTACCCTCTTATCGTCCGCCAGGATACGACGGCGGCGGCTACACTGGCCACGGCGGTAAATATGAGCCTGCTGGCGTTGTGCACCGCGGTGAGTTTGTATTCACAAAAGAGGCGACCAGCCGCATTGGGGTGAGTAATCTTTACCGGATGATGCGCGGTTATGCTGCCGGCGGGTATGTCGGCAACGCTGCCAGCCCGGCGAGTGTCTCCCCTGGCGGTGTGATGGTCAACATGGGGGGCGTCTATATCAGCAGCGGCAGCGAACAGCAGTCTACGCAGCGGTCAGCGATTGACAGTAACGGTATCCTTAAGCAACTGAAACCCGCCATCATCAGCGTCGTCAGCGAACAGGCCCAACGGCCCGGGACGCCGCTGTGGAAGGCAATAAAAGAAGGGCGTTAATACCTGAGGCCGCTTTGCGGCTTTTTTACTGGCTGAGATAAAGGTTATTTATGACTATTGAAACATTCTCCTGGCGAATTCAGGCCGCCAGTCAGCCTGCGATAACGAGTAAGGATAATATTCGCAAGGCGCAATTTGGCGACGGCTATGCGCAGGTTTCAGGGGAGGGAATAAACCCGGAAACCTTAAATTATGCATTTTCATTTACCGGAGATCTGCAAACAGGACTGGATATTTATAAATTCCTGCGACGGCATAAAACAAAATCCTTTGCGTTTAAACCACCGTATGACGAGCTGGCGCTATGGCGTGTACAGGCTGACGGCCTGCAAAAAAACATTCTGAACAACAAAGTCATGACAGTCACCGCAACATTTGAACAGGCATTCGCACCATGAGTCTTCACGCTGATTATCAGAAACTGGAGCCGGGAGATGAAATCCGGCTTTTCGAAATTGATGGTAGTGCTTTTAATATGGGGGATATTTTATATTTCCACGGATATAACATTCCCCATACTGAAGCGGAAATTTTAGCCGCTGGTGGCGATGAATCGAAGCTGCCAGCTAAAAGTATCTGGTGGCAAGGTACTGAATATAAAGCGTGGCCGTGTGAATTAGAGGGTATCGAATCATCAACATCGGGAAGCGATGCGCAACCGACTCTACGGGTGGGCAACATTAACGGGTCGATATCCGCGTTGTGCCTATATTATGACGACCTGGCACAGGCTCGCGTTACCATCCGTGAGACGCAAAAACAATATCTTGACTCACGAAACTTTTCGGAAGAAAACTCAACCGCAGATCCGACGCAGGAAAAACGGCATCTGTATTTTATTGATACTAAAAGCCTTGAAACCGACGAATTGGTCGAGTTTACGCTTTCCAGCCCGATGGATCTGCAGGGGGTTTTGATTCCGACCCGGCAATATCACTCGCTTTGCACCTGGTGTATTCGCAATAAATACCGCAGTGGTGATGGTTGCGACTATGCCGGCACGCGCTATTTCGACAAAAACAACAAGCCGGTTGATGACCCATCGAAGGACGTCTGCAATGGGACGCTCTCGGCGTGCAAATTGCGCTTTGGCGATAACAACGAACTGCCGTTTGGTGGTTTCCCTGGCACGTCCCTGATAAGGAGCTGATATGCGGCAGAAGACGATTAATGCGATACAAGCCCATGCCGCTGCTGATTACCCGCGTGAGGCATGCGGCTTGATTGCTCAAAAGGGCCGAGTGGAGCGCTATTTCCCCTGCCGGAACCAGGCCCGCGAGTCGAGCGATAATTTTATTCTGGCGCCGGAGGATTACGCAGAAGTCGAGGACTGGGGCGTGATCATCGGTATTGTTCACAGCCATCCGGATGCAACGACGCAGCCCAGCGAACTGGATAAAGCGCAATGCGATGCCACTCTGCTACCGTGGCATATCATCAGCTGGCCGGAAGGCGATCTCCGTACCATCCACCCGCGCGGTGAGCTGCCACTCATCGAGCGCCCGTTCGTACTTGGCCATTACGATTGCTGGGGCCTCGTGATGAGCTACTTCCGCCAGACCCACGGTATCGAGTTGCACGATTATCGCGTCGATTATCCCTGGTGGGAAAATGAATATCCTGACAACTTTTATCAGGACTGCTGGTATGAATGTGGGTTCAGGGAGTTTGATGGCCCGCCGCTGCCGGGCGATATGGTCATCATGCAGGTACAGGCCGAAAAGTGGAACCATGCGGGGATTTTACTTGAAGGGAACATGCTGCTTCACCACCTTTATGGTCACCTTAGCAAGCGTGTGCCGTATGGCGGATACTGGCTTGAAAGGACAATGAAAATCGTTCGTTATCATTCTCTGTGTTAAGCTTTGAGGAAAATGAAATCCGAAAAGGAAACGGAGATGAAAAAAAAACTAGTAACTCTTTCATTTTTGCTCTTGGTTGGATGCTCTACTGAGCCAGTACTCCCTCAGAATGCAAAAGAAGTACAGCCCTCATCTGAATTTCAGAAAAAAGCGGATACTACTGCGGTGACTATTATTCGTGATAAGGGTTTTGTCTCTGGAGGCTGTGCTATTACATCTTATATTGACGGAAAGCGCTTAGCTGAACTCGATACAGGAGAAAAAGTCACAGCTTATATACCCGCTGGACCTGTGATAGTTGGAGCTGGGTTTGAAGGAAGAGGTTTATGTAATGGTGCGCCAAAGAGAGAACGGGAGTTTGTAGTCAAAGAAAACACACCTCGCAATCTGAGGATTTTTATTGACCAAAGTGGTAATGTTGACATTTTACCAATGTCACAAAATTAACGCTTTTGAATAAATAATATAGCCACCTTTTTAAGGTGGCTTTTTGTTGGGTGTAATATGCAAGAATTAATGACTGAAATAGAACTAAGTGGAGTTTTAGGTAAGAAGTTTGGCGTTCATCATCAGAGGATTATTAGTACAACTAGCGAAGCCATTAAGGCTTTATGTTGCACTCTGGAAGGCTTCGAGAAGTTTTTAAATAACAGCAAGGATAAAGGGCTGACTTTTGCTGTTTTTAAGGGTAAAAAAAATATCTGTCTGGATGAATTGGGGTTTCCTGTTACAGGTGAAGTAATTCGTATCGTCCCTGTCGTAATTGGTAGTAAAAAAGCAGGTGTTTTTCAAACTATTTTAGGTGCTGTACTTGTGGTTGCAGGGGCAATTGGTATGTTTACCCCCATTGGGCAAGCCCTTGGCGGTGCTGCATGGGGGCAATACGCTATGATGGCCGGCGCATCAATGATGCTAGGTGGTGTGGTTCAGATGCTTTCCCCGCAACCTGCAGGTCTGGCCCGAAAAGAGTCCCCCGAGAACAAAGCCTCCTATGCCTTTGGTGGGGTGACTAATACCGCATCACAGGGCTATCCGGTTGGCCTTCTTTATGGCAAACGGCGAATTGGCGGGGCGATTATTTCCGCCGGAATTTATGTCGAAGACCAGCAATAAATAATCAGTCAGTATCTCCCTTCAGTACAGCCCACCTTGCGGTGGCTTTTTTTATGGACGCAATATGGCAAATAACATAATCAAAGGGCGCAAAGGTGGCAGCTCAAGCCAGCGCACGCCGACGGAGCAGCCGGATGATTTACAGTCCGTAGCAAAAGCCAAAATTCTCATCGCGCTGGGCGAGGGAGAGTTTGCAGGTGAATTAACAGGTAAAGATATTTATCTCGATGGTACGCCGTTATTAAATGCCGATGGAACGGAGAACTTTTCCGGTGTGGCGTGGGAATTCCGTCCTGGAACACAGGCACAAAAGTATATTCAGGGTATTCCCGGTACTGAAAATGAAATCAGCGTCGGAACGGAAATATCCAGCGAAACTGCCTGGTCTCACACTTTCACGAATACCCAACTCTCCGCCATTCGCGTCAGATTGAAATGGCCTTCACTGATGAAGCAGGAAGACGACGGGGACGTGGTGGGGAATACTGTTAAATATGCCATCGATTTACAGACGGATGGCGGAGCCTGGCAGACCGTGCTGGAAACGGCAGTTACCGGGAAAACCACCTCCGGCTATGAGCGTAGCCATCGTATCGACCTGCCGCAAGCAGGGAGTACATGGACGCTTCGCCTGCGGAAAGTCTCGCCGGACGCCAACAGCGTCAAAATCGGCGATGTGATGATGCTGCAGAGCTACACAGAGGTGATCGACGCGAAGCTGCGCTATCCGCATACCGCTTTGCTCTATATTGAGTTCGACTCCAGCCAGTTCAACGGCTCCATCCCACAGATTTCATGCGAGCCGCGCGGGCGCGTGATCCGCGTTCCGGATAACTACAATCCGGAGACCCGCGAGTATACTGGCACCTGGACCGGCGGGTTTAAATGGGCCTGGACAGACAACCCAGCATGGATTTATTACGACATTGTTGTCTCAGACCGGTTTGGCCTCGGGAACCGCCTGACAAGCGCCAATATTTCTAAATGGACGCTGTACCAGATTGCGCAGTATTGCGATCAGATGGTTCCGGATGGCAGGGGCGGCGATGGCATGGAGCCTCGCTATCTCTGTAACGTCTATGTCCAGGAACGCAACGACGCTTACACCGTACTGCGTGATTTTGCCGCTATTTTCAGGGGGATGACATGCTGGAGCGGTGAGCAGATTGTTGTGCAGGCGGATATGCCGCGTGATGTCGATTTCAACTATACGCGGGCGAATATCATTGGTAAACCGCGCTATTCGAGCAGCACCAGCAAGGCTCGCTACACTAACGCGCTCGTATCCTGGTCTGACCCGGCGAACGCGTATGCTGATGCGATGGAACCGGCGTTTGTTCCGGAGCTGGTTTCCCGCTACAGCTTTAACCAGCTCGAAGTGACGGCCATCGGGTGTACCCGGCAGAGCGAAGCCCACAGGAAAGGACTGTGGGGCATTCTGACAAACAACAAAGACCGGATGGTTGAGATTGATGTTGGTCTCGATGGCAAAATCCCGCAGCCGGGTTATATCATCGGCCTTGCCGATGAGTTGCTGGCCGGACGTGTGAATGGCGGGCGTATCAGCGCGGTTAATGGCCAGGTGATTACGCTCGATCGTGATGTCGATGCAAAAGCCGGGGACCGACTACAGCTTAATCTTCCGTCCGGGATTTCCCAGGCCCGGTCCATTCAGTCAGTGAACGGTCGACGGCAGATAACAGTCACTACGGCGTACAGTGAGACGCCGGAAGCAGAATGCGTCTGGGTTATTGAGTCCGACGATCTGTATACACAGCAGTATCGCGTTATTGGGGTAAAGGACAACAACAACGCCACGTATACAATCACCGGCGTGGCCCACGACCCGGACAAATTCCCGCGTATCGATACCGGCGCGATCATCGACCAGCGCCCGATTAGCGTCATTCCGCCAGGAAACCAGGCTCCGCCGGATGGTATCCTTCTGACGTCCTTCTCTGTGGTGAATCAGGGTATCAGCGTCGAAACCCTGCAGGCCAACTGGAACGCCGCTCAAAATGCTATCGCATATGAGGCTCAATGGCGTCGAAATGATGGCAACTGGATTAACGTGCCGCGCAGCTCGACCACGTCATTTGAGGTCAGCGGCATTTATGCCGGTCGTTATCTGGTACGCGTCCGCGCGATCAACGCTGCTGAAATTTCCAGTGGCTGGGCGTACTCGGAAGAGAAGACGCTGACAGGGAAAGTCGGTGAGCCACTGCCGCCGCTGGCGTTGACGACCGTTTCACTGACCGCAGGTATCGAGATCCGCTGGGAGTTCCCGGAAGGTTCCGAAGATACCCAGCGCACAGAGCTGCAGTACAGCCCGGACAAGAGCGGGAACGGTGCGATGCCGCTGACAGATTTAGCGTATCCGGGCAAGCAGTATCAGCAGATGGGCCTGCAGATTGCTACGCAGTTCTGGTATCGCGCACGCCTTGTCGATCGCCTGGGCAATGTCTCGCCGTGGACCAGCTGGGTGCAGGGCATGTCCAGCGATAACGTTGATGACTATTACCAGCAGCTCGACGATGCGCTGAAAGGCTCGGATACTTATGAGGAACTGAACAAAGGTATTCAGGACAACAGCGCTGCCGCCGACGCTGCACAACAGGCAGCGGACGCCGCTCAGGGAGCCGCTGACCAGGCGGCGAAGGACGTCGCCGCGCAGGGGGCTATTGTCACGCAGCAGGGCAAAGACTTAACGGCAGCAATCTCAAAGGGCAACACCACAGCTGCAGGACTGGCGCAGGAAGTCAAAGACCGCGCGGCTGGTGACGCCGCGACCGCCTCCGACGCAGCGAAAAAAGTCGCTGATGCAGTAGCGAAAGCCGAAACAGACGACGCTGCCGTGGCTAAGAAAGCCGCCGATGACCTTCTGGCACAGAAGAACGCCGTCGACGCGCAGATCCAGACGGTAAATACCACGATTCAGAACGTCAACGATTCCCTGGCGTTGCAAATCGCGTCTCTCAGCGCGGGATCTGGAGAACAATTCGACTTCACCTCGATCTCTTACTTCGATAAAGACTCCGAAGGATGGGCCGAGGATGATAGCTGGAAATTACCGCTGCCGATTACATCTGATGGCTGGCTGATTCCGGCAGGGCCAACCGGCACAATGCGCAGCCCGAACGCCACCAAAATCGACGCCACAGCGTATAAATACATTCGCTTTCGCGTCCGCAAAATCGGCTCGCCGTCGTGGAATCTTCGCCTGTGGTGGACCGGCCAGACTGAACAAGGATGGGTCGACGCTCGCCGAATCACCGTACCTGAACCACAATTCGACCCGGCCACAGGGATCGCCGTGGTGTCTATCGCGGACATCCCCTGGACCGCATCGGCAGACATCCGTCGTGTACGCCTGGACTTCAATACGGCGGGCCTGTCCACGGCTAACCACTTTGAGGTCGACTGGTTCGCCGTGGGCCGCCCGACTCCGGGGGCGTCACAGGCTCAGATTCAGGAACTACGCCAGGCAATGACCGATGCCGATAGCGCCGAGGCTACCACCCGCAATCAATTAGCGGTCCAGCTTCGCGGCACGCAGACTGGCACCAACCCGGACTTGCTGACCAGCGGCCTGATTTACGAAGAGCGCAAAATTCGCGTAACAGCGGAGAAGGCGATCGGCTCTCGCGTGGACACGTTGCGCGTGGACTACGATAAATCAACGGCAGCGGCCTCGTCTCGCATGGACACTATCGCCAGCGATCTCGAAGCCACCGCGAGCAAAACGGACCAGGTAGCCGCTGATCTCACCGCCGCTAACGGTGTTATCGCCGGGCATACGACCGCGATTCAGAACATCGAAGCGAAGAATACCGCGCAGGACGGCACGATCGCATCCCAGGGTCAGAGCATTACCGGTCTTAACTCCAGGCTGGACAACATGCGCGTGGGCGGGGCCAACCTGCTGCCGAATTCGGGCGAGTTGACCGGCTACGGCAACGCCAGCAAATCAGAGCGTTTCAAAGGCAACGCCAGCCTGGCTATCTCGGTCGCGGCGAACGGCACCGCGTACAATCAGACAGAGGTCAAACTTGCCGCACCGGTTGACGGTACCGAGTACGTCTATTCGTTCTATGCGAAAGGGTCCGTTGCGCTGACATTTAACGCCTATTTCTACAACCCGAATACCACCGGATCATGGGAAACCAGCCAGGGCAAGAAAGGATCTACCGGTGATGGCGGTGTTACTTTCGATATCACGACTGAATGGCAGCGATACTGGGTCAAGTGGAAACAGACCGCCGGAACCGGCACAAAACGTTTGCTGTTGGGACGTCTGCAACCTGCTACTGTCGCGCGTACGCTCTTCATCAACTCGCCTAAATTCGAAGTGGGTAACGTCGCCACCGAGTGGAGCGAAGCGCCGCAGGACAACGCCACCGCTGAAGCCATGACCGGGCTAACCACCAGGGTAACCGCTGCCGAAGGTAAGTTAGAAACGACGTCAAACCAGACGACGAACCTTATCAACCGCCTGAATACCGGCAACTTGCTACTGAACGGTGACGCGACCGCCAGCATCTCATCGTGGACGTTATCCGGCTCAGGAGACGGCGCGCCGGTATTCGACGCTACGCAGAAGGCGCTGACCACCGATAAACCGGCGTGCCGCGTAGCGAACGGTACGAAAGTACCCGTAGAAGCCGGGCAGACGCTTACCCTGTCCTTTGATGTCAAAGTGTCAGATGCCACGATCAGCACCGGCACGCAGATGTTTAATATTGGCCTGATTAAAACGTGGAGTGACCCGACCACGTGGTTAGTGAATAAATTCGACTGGAATTCCGGCCTTACCACCGCCTGGCAGACGAAAACTATCACGCTGAAGATCCCGAATGATTTCCCCGGACAGTGGGTCTATCTGCGCCTGGCGTGCGGCGGCTGGACTCCGGCGGCGGCCCGCTTCTATTTCCGCAACTTCATGCTGTCAGCGTCTAACGGGATCGCCGGGATGGCGTCGGCGCAAGCCGTTACGGATCTATCATCCCGCGTAACGAAGACGGAGAAGGATATCACCACACAAGCCGGGCAAATCACCAGCCTGGGCGGGCGCATCGATTCGACTAACGCAGAAGTCGCGAAGAAGGCGACCACGGCAGCGGTTGATGCGCTGAAGGCCACGGTAACGCAGCAGGGAAAAGATATTACCGCGCAGGCCGAGCGCACCACCAACTTATCTAATACTGTCGACGCGAACAAAAAGGACGCCGACGACAAAAACACCGCGCAGGGCCAGGCTATCACTGGTCTGACCCAGCGTGTTACTGCTGCCGAAGGGTCTCTGTCTACGCAGTCAAGACAGATCACCAGCCTGGACGGCAAGATCGACAACGTAAAAACCGACCTCGGCAAAACTATCGCCACGAAAGCGGATGGATCCACGGTCACCGTGCTGTCACAGACCGTTACGCAACAGGGCAAAGACCTTAAGACGACCAGCGACGCCGTCACATCGCTGAAAGGCCGCGTGAACACAATAGAAGGTGAAGTGGCTAAGGCGGCTACCATTGAGGCACTGAATCAGCTAACCACCCGCGTGTCAACCGCCGAGGGCAAGCTGACCACGACAGGCCAGCAGATCACTGGCATCAACGCCAGCCTGAACGCTGCAACGGCGTCCGGTGGGGACTACATCCCGAATCCGACCTTTGACCCGGCCTATAGCAGCTTCGGCTTTACGCGTCGTGATACCGTCGACGACGCGACCGACGACTCAATCCCTTATGATGCGGACATCCCGGCGGGATGCCCTAACCGCTATGTCGTCCGCCTGGATCGCCGTGACCACTTCGCCAACCTCGCGGCGATCCCCGTTAAACCGGGCCAGGTCTTTGAGATGTCGGTATGGGTTGCAGCGCGCGCAGACGCGACGGCGCCGTTTAACCTGTATATCGCCAGCACAACGACGCCCACAGGCGGCGGTACGGCGCGCAATTCAAACGGCAACGTGGCCCCGACACATACCTGGAGACAGGTCGTCTGGCGCTGGACGGTCCCGGCCAGCTGGACTTATGGATATCTGCGCCCGTTCCTGCAGATTAACCAAAGCAGCCCGTTTAAGTCTGTCTGGTACGCTACCGACTGGCATCTGCGGGAAGTCACGGCCGCTCAAGAAGCCAAAGCCGCTGCAGATGCCGCTGCCGGTAGTGTGTCGAGCCTGTCCGGTACCGTCGAGCAACAAGGCAAAAATATCAAGGCGAACAGCGACGCAATTACCGCCGTCACCGGCCGCGTGACTAACGTCGAAAAAGGGAATACGGCGAACAGTCAGGCAATCACGAAGCTTGAGCAGACCACAACGCAGCAGGGCAAAGACATCGACACGACAAGCCAGGCGCTAACCAGCGTCGCGGGATGGGTCGAGTCTCTACGCGACGCTGGCGCTAATCTGGTCCCAAACTACGATTTTCGCCAGGGGTCTGTCGCGTGGACCACTCAGGAAGGCGGGCAGATTAAATTCGGTGATTATGGAGAGGGTAAAGCGGGCGTCCGCATAAAGTGGGCTTCCGGTAACTACTCCGGGATCTTCCCAAACGGGCAGCACAAATTTCAGGTGGATGGCGGGAATAAGAAATACCGCATTGTTGTCAAAGCGAAGAAAGTTTCCGGGGCAGGTAACCTGATGGTCAGACGCTGGGCGCACCGCCCGGATGGCACCAGCGGCTACGAGCAGCAGACGCTACAGTTCGCCACGGCGTTCGACGTCAAGACATACGACTTCAACGCTTGCCCGGACGGCACCGTGGCGGTCACCTTCGGGATCTACTGCTTCCCGGACGCCGCCGAGGTGGATATCGATTACGTGGCGATCTACGACATCACCGATGCCATCCTAATCGCGGCCAACACCAGCGCGACGCAGCAGCTTACGCAGCGTGTGACGAAGACAGAGCAGGACATCATCGCGAACGCAGCAGCTACCACCGCAGTATCCTCTAACCTCACCGCTGCGCTGGCGGACATCGATAATAAGATGGCCGGTAATCTTGTCGCGAATGGTGGCTTCGAGCGAGGCCTGGACTCCTGGACGCAAGGCTCAACCACCGTTGCCACTGTTATCGACGCGCAGTCGCCGCACTCAGGCGGTCGTATCCTGAAGCTGTCCGCACACAACTCCGCGCAGGACACCATTGCGCAGAAGTATGACATCCCGATCCAGAAAGGCCGCACGTATAAGCTGGGTGGGTGGATTCGTGCCGATGGCAATGCCGAGATGCCATCGACGGCGCAGGGCAATAACAAAATACGCATGGGTATCACCGGCCAGACCAACCCGGTTATTGAAGTCCAGTTTGACCCGAAAAACTACCAGACCGGATCGCAGTGGACAGAGATTAGTAAGACCTGGAAAGCGACGGCCACCACGTTCGCCCAGGTCAGCTTCATGGCGTTACTGTCCAAAGGTAACCTCTATGTTGATGATCTCTATCTGATGGACGTCACCGATGCCGTAGACATCGCCGCAAACGCAGCAGGACTGTCTACCATACAGAGCACTGTTAAGAGCCAGGGAGATCAAATTCAGGCCCAGGCGGACGCAGTGACGCAGGTTAAAGCCGACCTGTCTACCGTATCCTCTAAGATGACGAACCCATTCATTGACGGATCGTTTGAGTCGTATGCGGATAACTACAGGGTGGCGGGCGCACAGTTCATCGCCACGACTCAGGCCAAACGTGACGGCAGCAAGTCCGGTAAGGTGACACGTAACAGCGGCGAGACAGGGAACAGCGATAAGACAACAGGAACATGGATGGCGATCCGGGCGGGAGGTAAATACCGTTTCTCCGCCTGGGTGATGATGCAAAGCACGGAAAAACCCACCTCGGGATGGTCTACGGCCATCGGTATGATGACGCGCGGGGAGGGTGGTACGCCGAACTCGTGGCCTGCCGGGATCGTAGTCTCCGATGCATCCGGGTCGTTAGGCGGCAAACGTGATCATTGGGTGCAGGTAACCGGCGTTGCCACAATCAATGATACGCATGCGGTAGGCGTCTTATGGGTCTCGTGCCGTGGTACGTCCGGCGGTACCGGCTATTCGTTGTTTATCGATAACCTGTCAATCGTCGACGTGACCGACGCGCAAGATGCGAAAGCAGACGCCGCAGCCGCTGCCGATGCGACGACAGCGCTCTCTGCCACCGTGACGCAGCAGGGCAAGGATATCAAAGCACAGGCAGGGCAAATCACAAGCCTGGTCTCACGTGTAGGTGACGCTGAATCACGAATAACCCGGCAGGACGAAACGATCGCCGCAAACGGCCTGGCGATGTCGAACGGCTTTAACCAGATGCGCAGCATGATTGGTGACAACAGCGCTGCAATTACAACGACGAGCAAAACCGTTGCTGACCTGGAAAAATCAACCACTGAGCAGATCTCCACGCTGACCTCTCAGGTTGGGGATATGTCAGCGACCGTTCAGCAGACGGCATCAACCGTGGCGGACTTAAACGGGAAACTGGGTGCGCAATGGGGCGTGAAGGTCAACACGTCTTCCGGCGGCAAGAACTACGTTGCGGGGATTCAGCTGGGGGTAAACGGCAGCGGGCAATCACAGTTCCTGGTGCAGGCTGACCAGTTCGGTGTTTATGTGCCCAACGGTGATAAAAGCAATCTGGTCTTCGGTGTCGACGGTAACGGCGCATATATGCAGCAGGCGATGGCCCGAAATCTGGTCATCGATTTTGCGCAGATTAGCAATAATATCCAGTCGACAAACTGGAACGGCGACACCGTCGGCTGGGCGATCAACAAAGCCGGGTCAGCGGTATTTAATAACGTAACCATTCGCGGACATGTCGAAGCATCCAGCGGCACCTTTACGGGGACCGTACGCGCGACTGACGGTTATTTTAACGGCACCGTTTACGCCAACAAAATTGAAGGCGATGTGATGATTGGCGAGGTAGCAACATTGCCATTCGTTGAGAAAGATATGTTGGGTTCCGGACAGTATGACCTGTTTTACATCAGCGGGGAGACCTTCGACCGTTTCCTGGACACCAACCTGATCTGTCAGATGTCATCATCGTTCAGGTCCTATGGTGACATTGTTGTGAGTACCCCTGGCCGTGAAGATTACATTCACTATTCATGGGACGCCGGGAACGATGGTGGGTCACGTGCAATTCCGCTGAAAGGGTTGAAAATCTACGCCGCAGGTAAAGGTCAGCGTAACCGTGTATGGATCAACTGTAAGAATGGGCGTGGGTTCAGCTATAGGACATATACCCCATTGGCACAGGTATGGAACGGCACGGTGTTTGACCCATCCTCGGCAGCCAGGACAAGCCAGCGCGAAAAGTTAATTTTTACCATTTTCCGCATGGGCAATCAGATTATTTCCGCACCTTAAAGGAGCGCCCCTTCGGGGGCGAGTAACTATGGCAAACATTAGTGATGAACTGGCGGCCAGTATTCAAAAGTGCTTTGAACGTACCTACGTGGATCTGGCCAATCAGCAGCAATTTTTATTCGGCTCCGGTAACGTAACGGTAACTAAACCGGATGGCACGACCGGGACTGTGAAATCGTGGGCGCAGTTCCAAAGCGAATACGCTACGCGGCAGACGGCTATCGACTCATCAATCACCGCAGCCAATAAAAACCAGGCGAAGACTACAGCGGCAAACACATGGACGCAGACGCAGACGTTCAGTAAGGGCGTAACGTTCAGCGCTACTATTACAGCAGCGGGGCAAATACTCAGGAAGAACAGCAGCACGCAATTCACTGCGATTGATGCCGGGAATCTGGAGATCAGCAGTGACACCACGCCGTTTATTGATTTTCACCACAAAGGCAGCGCTGCAGACTATACGCATCGAATTATCACCGAAGACGGCGCGCTGGCTGTTTATCCCGGCTTGCGCGTCCGTGGCGGATTCGGGATTTACGGCGTTTGCACTCAGTACGGCGAAAACTACGGGCAGGGGTTCATCGCCAGGTTGAACACAGATCCGGGTAACGTAGCTAACGGGACAATCATCGCTTCGCCCAGGATGACCACCAGATTCAACACGCGCGGTAACGACAGCAACGTGGACGGCGGGCAGGGGGCTATGTGGTTCGAGGAGCAGGTCGGCACAAATCACAGGCTAGTTTTCATGCTGGGCGGGTTTAGTCAGCCTGTTCAGTATTGGCAACACTTGCCGGACGGGCGGATCTATAGCAGTTCGCGCGGCGATGTTGCGTTCAACGGGACGTCCGACGAACGGCTGAAACACAGCATTGAACCGACTGACGGCCATTTGTCAGTCGATCGCATTCGTCAGCTTGAGCTGGTGACGTTCGTCTACAACGACGATGAGCAGAACAGGACGCGTCGGGGAATAATCGCTCAGCAGGCACAGCAGGTCGATCAACAGTATGTTAAGCAGATTAACACGTCGTATATGCTCAACGGTGAGAGGGTGGACGATGACCGCCTGCAGCTCGATAACAATGTGCTCTTGATGGATACACTGGCGGTGGTTAAAGTGCTAATTCAGCAAGTTGAAGCTCTGGAGAAAAAACTTCAAGTTCAGGAGGAAGGCTCAAGACATGATCGACGTAGGGGTGAAGACGATCTGTAAATAATTGCCAGTATCAGGATGAGCTTAAGCCTAATGGCTATCAAAACTTTTCGTGATTATTCGATATGCCTTCCCACAGTTGTAAAAGCCCAAACATCATGAGTCCTGAGACAGTAAAGAGCGTTGCGGCAACAAGTAAAGTAGTCATTTAAGAGCCTGTGTTTTTATTGATCACATATTAGACACCACGACATCTAAATAGTTGCTGAGCTTTACAAAACAATGAAGTATTGCTACCTAGCTTAAGGTGCCCCACCAGGTAGCCGTATGCAAGAGCTACCTGGTGGGGCTGGTGCTATTCGAGCAGAATAAACACCGTGGGTGATTGTACAGACCGGTCAGCATACAAACCAGCCATCTGCCGATTCCCGAGCGTCTTTCAGAGTAGTCTAAGCTGCTCTTAGGTGAATCATTATTTGGGGCAGATTTTGGGGCAAAATGGTATTTGGGGCATGATTTGGGGCGATCATATGTCCGTATTTGTCCGCATTTGACAAGAAGTCAATAACGCTATGATGTTGAAAATATTGCAGATCATTGAATTTGCTAAACTATTTTTTTGCATGCCATAATAAAGTTAATATTTAGGCAACCGCGATCAAAAAAATTGCGCTGTTTGCAGCGCCGCGCGAGGTTATTGCGTAAACTTTAAAAACTTTACCAACTCGCTGTTTCTTTAAGGTCATTTGTACGCTTTACTCACCGGCTGCTGCGGCGCGGAACGAGTGTGGCGGCATATTTTTGTTTGGAAAGGATACTTGGGTGGCTCTTATGACGCATGATGCTTTTTCCCTTCGCGGCCTCGCGGCAGGCTGCGCGCTTTTATTTCTCGTCGCGCCTGCGGTGCAGGCTGCGGAACAACTCCCCGATGCGCCATCCATTGACGCGCGCGCCTGGATCCTGATGGACTATGCCAGCGGCAAAGTACTCAGCGAAGGCAATGCCGATGAAAAACTCGATCCGGCAAGCCTGACCAAGATCATGACCAGCTACGTTGTCGGCCAGGCGCTAAAGGCGGGTAAGATTAAGTCTACGGATATGGTGACCATCGGGCGCGATGCGTGGGCCACCGGTAACCCGGCGCTGCGCGGCTCCTCGGTGATGTTCCTCAAGCCTGGAATGCAGGTGTCGGTGGAAGATCTTAACAAGGGCGTTATCATTCAGTCCGGCAACGACGCCAGCATCGCGATTGCCGACTACGTGGCGGGCAGCCAGGACGCCTTTGTCAGCCTGATGAACGGCTATGCGCAGAAGATGGGCCTCACCAATACCACCTTTAAGACCGTGCACGGGCTTGATGCGCCGGGTCAGTTCAGTACCGCCCGCGATATGGCGCTGCTGACCAAAGCGATGATCCATGATGTGCCGGAAGAGTATGCGATCCACAAAGAAAAAGAGTTCACTTTCAACAAAATCCGTCAGCCGAACCGTAACCGCCTGCTGTGGAGCACGAACCTTAACGCTGACGGCGTGAAAACCGGAACCACTGCCGGTGCGGGCTACAATCTGGTCTCTTCCGCGACGCAAAACGACATGCGCCTGATTGCCGTCGTGCTCGGCACCAAAACTGACCGTATCCGATTTAACGAATCTGAAAAATTGCTGACCTGGGGCTTCCGCTTTTATGAAACCGTGACGCCGATTAAACCTGATGCCACCTTCATTACCCAGCGCGTCTGGTTTGGCGATAGCAGTGAAGCGAAGCTTGGCGCGGGCGATGCCGGTTCCATCACGCTGCCGAAAGGCCAGCTGAAAAACCTGAAGGCCAGCTACACTTTGAATGATACGCAGCTGACCGCACCGCTGACTAAAGGGCAGGTTGTCGGCACCATCGACTTTAAACTGAATGATAAAACCATTGAACAGCGGCCGCTGATTGTTATGGAAGCGGTCAATGAAGGCGGGTTCTTTAGCCGGATGATCGATTTCGTGCTGATGAAACTGCACGGCTGGTTCGGCGGCTGGTTCTCGTAA